CTTAGTGATTGATCCAGAAGATCCTAACAGTGCAGACACACCTCGTCGTCTTGCTAAGATGTATATTAACGAGCTTATGGAAGGACGGTATCATGCTCGTCCTCGTGTAGCTGCATTCCCTAACGATAACTCCGAAGACCGTTACACTGGCATGCTTGTAGTACGAGCAGAGCTAAAGTCTATGTGCTCGCATCATCACCAACCAGTACGCGGTACCGCTTATATCGGAATCATTCCTGGTGTTAAGGTAATTGGTTTGTCCAAGTATGCACGTATTGCTCAGTGGTGTGCTCGTCGTGGTACTCTGCAAGAAGAGCTTACTCGTAACATTGCAGACGAGATTATGATGGCTACTGGTAGTGAGGACGTAGGCATATACATTCAAGGTACTCACGGTTGTATGGAGAACCGAGGTGTGTGCGCTCATTCATCCTTGACTCAGACTTGTGTGCTACGTGGTCAGTTCTATAGTGCTTCTATTAAGGAAGAGTTCTACAACAATATCAAGCTACAGCAGGGTGCCGTATCGAATGCAGTTGGATAACATTCGTGAAGTACTTGGTGAAGATGTAATTGCAAAGATATTTAATAACCGCCACATTAACCAAAAACTGCTTTTTGATCTGCCCGATGGTGTCTACGATCACGTATCCAAACGAGAACTTGGATGGCGAATGGTAATCATAGACAAATTCATGACGCATATTATTTCTAGTAGTTGGATAGAAAAAGGTGGACCTGATGGTCTGCCTGATGTATTATCTAGAACCCCGTTTGGAACATATCCGGATATATCATGATGAGAGCAAACAAGCGTATATGGGTAACCTTTCAGAAAGAAGGTATCCACTGCTACCCTGATGCACCTGCTGGTGTAGAGTTTCTTAAACACCCCCATCGTCATATGTTTCACTTTAAAGTAGAGATTGAAGTGTTTCATGATGATAGGGATATAGAGTTTATTCTGTTTAAGAGAGAGCTAGAAAATCTATATGAAAAGGGCACGTTACAGCTAAACCATCGATCGTGTGAAATGATGGCTGATGATCTAGCTGATTACATTAATGTCAACTATCCTAAGCGTAGGTTGACCATAACTGTGAGTGAAGACGGAGAGAACGGAGCGACTTGTTATTATGATTGACTTTTGTCATATTGCACCAACGCCACACCTTGACCTAGTCAAGGATCGTAAGACACATCTACTGCTTGCTCATCTTGTTGAAGATGATCCAGACTATGTTAAGTTCTACGTTGATCTCAAGAAGAACAACCGTGGCTTGACTTACATCCTGGATAACAGTGCATTTGAGATGTATAAGCAAGGTCGTCAGATGTACCCATCTAACAAGCTGATTGAGATGGGTGAGAAGATTGATGCGGACTACATTGTAATGTCTGACTATCCTGGTGAGTCAGGCCAGCGTACAATTAGTGCAGCTTGTTTCATGGCACCTCAGTTACGTGAAGCTGGGTTTGGTACTTTCTTTGTACCACAGTCTGAGATTGGTAACATCCGAGATTATCTTGAGACTTGTTTGTGGGCATCTAGGATCCATCACGTAGACTACATTGGTATTTCTATCCTAGGGGTACCCAATGCTTATGGAGTGGAGAAGGACAACAAGCTACAACGATTTGTTAGTCGATGGAAAGTATTGACTAAGCTAACGCGTATGGGCTTCTTTGGTAATGTGGTAATGAATAAAAAGAAGATCCATATGCTTGGTATGGTTGATGGGCCCAATGAGATCGATCTAGTTAAGCACTTTCCAATCGATACTTGGGATAGTAGTGCTGGTGTGTGGACTGGTCTTAATGGTATAAGGTTTGATGGATCGCCTACTGGTCTTATTGATGGAAAGTTTGAGAAAGAAGTTGACTTTAACTTCCATACAGATGATACTAGCCTGGTGAATACAGCACTTGATAATATGACATACATTGACAGGCTTTGTTCTAATGAGTGAGAAGTTTAGATTTAATGAAGATGAGATTCTGGCCGAAGCATTAACTTACCTTGAATCTACTTACGTAGGTCACTATGTTGGTGAGCTAGCAGGTAAAGAGCAGAACAATATTCAGACGATTGACGTATGGCAGACTCTTGGGTCTGTTGATACTACTTGTCGGGATACTGCTATCAAGTACTTAATGCGGTATGGTAAGAAAGAAGGACACAATAAGAAGGACTTGCTAAAAGCAATCCACTATATTGTTTTGTTATGGTATTTTACACAGGATACATTTGAGGATGATTCATCTAGCATCACCAAACTCGAAATCGTCACTAAGTAAGTTCGACGGCGATCAAGTACAACCTAATGCAATTGACCTGCGTGTGGATAAGATATTCCAGACGTATGGTCAAGTGTTTGTAATTAGTGAAGAAGAAAAGACTCATCGAGAGTCAAGAGAGATACGTCCTACTGATGACTGGTGGAGACTTGATGTGGGTAGCTACGAGATTATCATGGAAGGTATTGTCTCTATTGGTGATGATGAAGCTGGGTGGGTGATCACTAGATCAAGTCTCAATCGTAACGGATGCTTTATTACATCCGGATTGTATGACTCTGGCTATGAAGGCGTGATGGCAGGCGTCCTTCATGTCAATAACGGTCCGATTAGAATCAAACGTGGAACCCGTGTAGGACAGTTCTTATTATTTAAAGCTGAAGCGCTAAATCAGTATGATGGTGATTACGGTGTCGGCAAGCAGCACGATCAAAAGTATGGAGAAAGTTAATGGAAGTTGAAGTTAGTATTGAAGAGCTGCGCAAGCGTAAGTTAATGGTATGCACGCCAATGTATGGTGGTATGTGTGCTGGTACATACACTAAATCATCAACTGACCTCGCACAGGCAGCTGCAAAGTATGGAGTGGAGCTTGTCTTCTTCTATCTTTTTAACGAGTCGCTGATTACTCGAGCACGTAACTACTGTGTTGATACGTTCATGCGATCAGATTGCACTCACATGATCTTCCTGGATAGTGACATTGGATTTGACTTCAATGATGTACTTGCTATGCTTGCTTTGATGAGCGAAGATAGTGATTATGATATTATGTGTGCTCCTTATCCTAAGAAGACAATTGCTTGGGAGAAGATCAAGGATGCTGTCGATCGTGGATATGCTGACGACAATCCAAACGAGCTTGACAACTTCGTTGGAGACTTTGTATTCAATCCAGCCGCTGGTTCTGGTACGTTTAAGTTAGATGAACCAGTGGAAGTACTAGAAGGTGGTACTGGATTCATGATGGTGCAGAAGAGGGCGTTTGAGAAGTTCGACGAGGCATACCCACAACAGAAGTATCTTCCAGACCACGTTCGAACAAAGGACTTTGATGGTAGCCGTGAGATCATGGCTTACTTTGATACTGTTATCGACGAAGAGAGTAAGCGATACCTTTCCGAGGACTATATGTTCTGTCAGTGGGCTCGTAAGGCTGGTATCAAAGTTTGGCTGTGTCCTTGGATGAAGACATCTCACATGGGCTCATACTTCTTCGGAGGGTCACTAGTGCATCTTGCTCAGATTGGTGCATCAGCTACAGTTGATGTTAACAAGGTTAAGAAGGTCAAGCGATGAAACTTACACAACGTACTTTTCAGGTACTGAAGAACTTCTCTACTATCAACCCAACACTGTGTGTATCTAAGGGCAACGTAGTTCGAACCGTGTCTCAGAATAAGACGGTGCTTGCTCAGGCTGCTGTCCAAGAAGAGTTTCCACGAGAGTTCGCTATATACGATCTCAGTGAGTTTCTTGGTGTAGTTAGTTTGTTTGATGAACCGGACTTTGACTTTGATACGTACTACGTTTCTATTAGCGATGATAACAAAGCCAGTAGCCATTATTTCTATGCTGATAAGTCGATGGTTACCATACCACCCGACAAAACTGTAACATTACCAGACGAACCAATTAAGTTTAATCTTGGTGATAAAGTGCTTAAGCACTTGCTGCAGGCAGCATCCGTGATGGGGTTACCTGAACTTATCATCCAGGGTGATGGTGAAACAATTAAAGTACTCGCGACCAACACTAAGAACACAACTGCTCATCAGTTTTCTTATGAGGTCGGTAAGACAAGCGAGCAGTTTAAGGTTGTGTTCAAAGTAGAGAACCTCAAACTAATTGCAGGAACATATAATGTGACCATCTCTACACAGAGACTGGCACAATTTACATTAACTGATGGATCTTTAACATACTGGATTGCTATGGAAGGTTCGTCGTACTTTGGAGGACAATAAAGTTGGCTAAGAAGGTCGGATCTTCTCTTCAATTCGGTAGCTTAAACAGGGACGGTAATTGCAAGCGTACTAGTATTGGTAGAGGTAAGATAAAGATGAGTTCTATGAACAAGTCTCGTAAACGAGGCTTTAAGAAGTACAGAGGACAAGGATAGGAGGAAGATATGGGAGCGCTAGCATTGTGGTTTTTGCTGCTGACCGTTGGTGCATGTGGTGTCGCACTGTACAGCCTAAAAAGCTAATTACTTTTTTATATTATGAGTGTATGTGATGTCAAAAGATTTCTTGTGGGTCGAAAAGTATCGACCTAAGACCATTAGCGATACAATTCTACCAGACGAGCTGAAGCAAACCTTTCAGCAGTTTGTAGATCAAGATAACATTCCTAACCTCCTACTGTCTGGAGGTCCTGGTGTAGGTAAGACAACAATTGCTCGTGCTATGTGCGAGCAACTTAATGTCGACTATATTGTGATTAATGGATCGATGAATGGTAATATTGATACTCTTCGCACAGAGATCAAAGACTTCGCATCGACCATATCTTTCACAGGTAACCGTAAGTATGTCATCCTTGATGAGGCTGACTATCTAAACCCACAGTCTACTCAACCAGCTCTCCGTAACTTTATGGAAGAGTATAGTAAGAACTGTGGGTTCATTCTCACCTGCAACTTTAAGAACCGTATCATTGATCCCCTACACTCTCGTTGTAGTGTGATTGAGTTCAAGATAAATGGTAAAGACAAAGCCTCTATGGCTAGCCAGTTGTTTAAGCGTGTCAAAGCGATTCTAAGCGATGAAAACGTCTCTTACGATCAGAAGACCCTAGCTGAGCTTATCACCTTATACTTCCCGGATTTTAGGCGTGTAATCAACGAACTGCAAAGGTACAGTGCTACCGGTAGTATTGATAGCGGTATACTTGCTAACCACAGCAGC